GTAGACGTATTCGCGTCCGTGTTCTGTGTAGCAGCGACGCGTGTGATCGTCTGGAATGCCTGACACGGACCGGCAGCTGAGATCGAGACCGCGTAACCGACTGTGACGCTTGCGTTGTTAGTACGAGAGACTGTGATTGTCCCGTTGGTGACGTTATCGAGGAAGTACGCGACGACCGAACCGGGCTCTGTATCTGTGTCCTCCGCTCGGAATAGTCGCGTCATTGCTACGCCATTCCAGGTGACTCCAGTAATGATGTCACCAGCAGCGTGGGTAGCAACGAAGACCAGACCACAACGGGCACCAGTACCAAGGGTACCGATGTTGAACGATGCGACGCTAGCCTGCGAGCCGCTAGTAGCTGAGGCTACAAAGCCGACTGCCATCAGTCAGTCCAGAACTCACGAGTACAAGTGACGCCGCCCCAACGGACCTTAGTTGCTACGAACTCCCGTTCGCCCTTCCACTCAACGGTCCAACCTTTATCGGCAGCACCGTTGGCCTTGGCGTGTAGGAGCTCTTCGTCAGACTGGTCAGGCGAATGCGGTTGGATGCGAATCGTCTGATCCGGTTCGCCTTCCGCAGTCTGACGGCAAAAGACCATTGGGGTGCCTAGACCTTGAAGATGCCAGAGGCGTTGAAGGTCACGTTGACGTCACCGCCGTTCGGAGTCAACGGGAGCCCTGTAGCGGTGTCGAAGAAGCAGATGAGGTTGGACGTCGACGGTGTACCCGTGTCCTTGTAGAAGACGAGCGACTCGACGGACGCACCTGAGACAGCTGTGAAGGCTGGCGCTGGATCGACCGTGTTGTCGAAGACGCCGACACCACCTGTGTTGGTCTTGTTGGCGAGAGTGTAGGCAGTACCGATGAGACCGGACGACTGGTCATCGTAGAAGTCGTCGTTGGTTGCGTCTGGTGCACCGGCAGCTGCGCCATGGTCGTTGAGGAACATCTTGATGGTGTTCGCATCAAGATCAACCGTTGTGGCGTGCGCACCTAGAATGCCGTTGAGGTACGCAGTGTAGAACGAGTTAGCCACCGAGCAGTTCTCCCTCTACCGTCGTCACGGTCTCTTCTTTCGGCCGTGGAGCTGCACCACCACGAGCGTCCGAACGACGCGTGACTTCGGCCTGTTGGGCGAGTTGCAACTCTCGCCACGGAGCATCTGAAGCAGCACGCTCACGCTCGAGTCGGAAGCCTTCCTGCTCCAACTCCTCGTCCGTGAGTGTTGTGAGATCCACGGCCATTGTCTACTCTCCTCTGACGATTGGAATGTTGCCCAGCGTACCAACTCGATTCAGTCGAGGACCGAGTGCGATGCCAATGGTCGGTGGCTTCTGCACCACGTTCGCAATCACGAATCCGTATGCGAACAGATATCCCTTGACCTTCTCGAAGAGGACATCACCGATGATGCACGAGCCCGTGTCGTCGATGTTCAAGTGGTGAGTCTTGAAGATGTGAACCTGTCCACACCCACCGAACTCAGGTGGTGTGCACTGGTACGGACCCGACGGATACGGCCTATCTGGCTCACTCATCGTGAACCGTGCATTCCGTACCGTAGGGTGGTGGAGCCTGACTCCGGCCATTGTGACTCCTAAGCGGCTAAGGAGACGTCTGCTTGGTCCACGCGGTATTGCCGGCACCTGTCTTGAGCCAGATCTCCGTCGTGGTTCCGTTTGCACGGAGGTAGAGTGCTGGGACAGTAGCAGCTACTCCTGCCCCAGCACTGGGATCTGCGGTACCGGACAGGATGACCGTAAGACCCGCACGCGCATTCGTTGCGTTAAGTCCTGCTCTCGCGAGCAGCCGGTCCAAGCGGTTGAGATACGGCACGGCACGACCTCCTGACCGATATACGCTTTACGCGTTGTCGGCAGTAGGCGCGTCGTTCGACTTGCCGTCGTCCGCGTCTGCGTCTGCGTCTTCGTCAGCGTCCGCGTCCGCGTCGCCGCTTGCAGCTTCTCCGGGCTCCAGATTCGAGTCCGGATTGCCTGTTCCGCCGGTCTCGTCCTCGACCGTCTCGTCATGCTGCGCGCGAGTATCAGTCGCGGCATCGTAGGGCGTTTCACCCTCGCGCTGCGCCTCAACCGCTGCGTCACTCTGAGTGTTCAGGTGTGGAAGGTCAGAGAGTGGCATAGCACGCTCCGACTCTTCTGGGGTCGGCTGCTCCTGCGGCTGGTCCGCATTCTCAACGCCGGGGTCCTTAGGATCAGTCACAGCAAACTCCCATCGGTCTTCGATGATGTCGATTCAGTGGGTTCAGCAGGAGGTGCAGCCACATCCGGGACTGTAGCTGCACTCTCCTGCATGCCAGTCTGCTCTGTTGGAGCCTCGCTCTCAGGAGCCGCTGGCTGAGCAATGGAGTCCCCAATCGGAGCCAAATGCCCCTGCGTCGCTGGAGGACTGACCTCCGTTGGCGTAGGTGGCTCAATTGGGGACTCCACTTCTGGAGCAGGTTCCGAGTGTTCTCGCCGCACGTGAGCATCCCTGGCCGTCTCGGAGAAGAAGAGCCGTTCCGGTTCCTCGGGACACGGAATGAGGTCTTCACGCTGAGCTGGAAGCTCGCGCAAGTACGTCTCAACGATGCGCTCATCGTTGCGGTTCTTCATTGTGAGCTCGACCAGTTCCCCTGCTTCGTAGTACCGTGCGGCAGTGTAACGGAATCCACGACGTGCGAAAAACATCTCTCGACTACTCCTACGTGACGATGCCCGAGAAGAAGTACCCGAGATCCGTCGCGATGGCCTTCTGGTCGAAGAACAGGTGTCCCTCAACCCGATCGAACATGGCGAAGTCGTTCCGGAGGCGCCGGATGTACGGATCGCCACCACCGAACGGGCTCCACACGAATGTGTAGCCTGCCGACGGTGTCTCAAGAGCTGGCGCAGGAGCCACGTACGCGAGTAGCGCGTTCTTGCCCCAGATCTTGTCGTACGCCTCAGTGGCACCCTCTGCGTTGGTCGCGTAGAGAGCATTGCCGATGAGGATACGTTCGATCCCGAAGAGCTCCTGAACGAGCTCAATCGTGTTGACGCCCCGCTGGACGTACTTGATCCGATCGTAGAAGTCGGGGTGGTTCTTGAGGACCGACCAAACGGCACGGCCGAGAACGAGCGTGTTAGGCTCGAACCCTGTCGTACCGAAGATCACCTCTCGAGCCGTCTCGATGTTCCCGATGGGATCGGAGTCCGAGTAGTCGTCCCAGTTCGTCGCGGTCGTGTCGTCGGTACCCCACACACCGGTGGTGAAGAAGTCGGCCGCGAATGCACGCTCTCGGCGAAGGCGAAGCTTCTCCGTCACGAACCTGGTCGCGTTCCGATCTGGCCCCATCGGGATGGAAGAGTTCCGGCGGACCTCGTCCGGGATGTCCTTGTGGTACGCCCAGTTGTCAGCGAAGTAGGTGAAGTCGGGTCCACGAGTGTACCCGCCACCTTCTGACTCTGTCGCTGGCGCACGCTTCTGCGCCTCATCTCGGAACCAGTCGTTCTTGTTCCAGGAGATGAAGATGTCAGACTGGAAGTCCACCGGCACGTTCGGAAAGATCCGATCGGCGATGTACATTCCGGGCTGGTTCATGTACGCGATGGAGATATTGGTCAGGATGCGATCGACGTGGACATCCTGAATGGCTGGCTGCGGCATGCTAGTATCTCACTCCTTTCTGTAGCCTATGCCAGGCCCTGGAGCTCGATGCTAACGATGACTCCGGCTGTGGTAGTGCCATCGAGGGCAACACCACACTTGAAGTCAGTTGCGCCAGCATTCACCGCACGCCCCTGAGAGTCGGTCGTGACCGCACTACCAGCTGTGACGGTGCCACCAGAAACCACCTTGGAGATGCCAAGGAACATGACCTGCCCAGCACGTCCAGCGGTCGCAGGCTTATCCTGCAGAACGCCTACGTCTCGACCGACCGTTCCACCTGCAGTCTGCGCACGAACGATCGTGCGTGAACCGCTGGCCTCCATGAACCGGAACTGCGCAGCGGAGAGGTCCGCGCCTGCCTTCCAGGTCTGCGAACCCCTGTTGTTCTCAGTCGCCATCGTGTCCTCCTACGCCTCCGGCGCCTGGCCACGGAAGCCCATCCGGTACTCCGTGTAGAGCTGAGGATGCTTCGTGGCGACAGCGACCCAGAGATCTTCCTCACTGGCGTCTGGGTTGGCAGCCTTCTCTGCCTGGTACGCGGCATCGAGTCGTGCCTGCGGCGAATTGCCATTCGCCGGTGCACGGCTTGTGCCACGCTCATGGTAGAGTTCACTCTGCGCAACCTGGCGCTCGAGAGACTCGATCCGATCGCGGACGGCCGTGAACATCTGCTCTTCGACTGCCTCAGACAGCGAGAGCATCAGTTCAGCGTTGGCGTCGGGCTCACCCGACCAGTGACTGAACTGCTCACGGAACTCCGCAAGACGCGTCCGACGCTCGGAAGCGATGAAGCGCTCGTGCAGCCGAATGAACTCTTCGCGCGGAACGTAGTCCGCCATGTTGATCGGCTGCTGCGCGGGAACTGCAGGTGGCGCCGAGACCGGTGGCGTCGGAGTGGGATCCGGCGTGGGAGGAGTCGGCGTGGGATCAGGATTGGGCGGAGGAGTCTCCGCACCAGCCCCTGCACCCGCTCCTGCACCAGCAATCGGCTGGGTGGGATCAGGCACGGTTGGAACCTCCGTATGGGTTTCGGGTGCTGTGTCGTCGATGACCTGGTCTGCGATCTCTTCCGATAGCGTAACCTCCTGCATTCCCTTGAAGAACGGATTGTTCGTGACCGCCGCTCCGAAGAGGACGTTCTTGAATTTCTGCTGTGTGGCGTTCGTCCACTCGCGCATGAACTCAGCGGAGATGTACCAGAACCGGTTCTCCTTAAGGTAGCGGACACCTCGGCTAGTCCACTCCGGAGTAGCCATGAGCTTGTCGCCATCTCGGAAGACGTTCTTGATGCGCGCGATGGCACCATGTTCTGGCTGGTGTTCAATCCCGATCGGCAGATGCTGCCCACGGACCTGAGCATTGAAGTTCGACACGAAGTCGTTCAAGTCACTGTCCGTGATAGACACCGTACCGTATCGTGGATGACGCCATGAACCCTTGCCCGGCAGGAGCTGGATTGGGCGACCCTCGGTCCAAGCACTCTCCTCAGCGGCTTCCACATCCGGCAGTGCGTCCTGCAGTGATGTGACCCACACGCTGTGAGCCTGATCCGAGAACTCGTCCGCCTCTGCCGAGTCCGAGAAGTTCAGACCCGCGAGTGAAGCGATCCTATCGATCGCCTGCTGAACGATGCTCCCGTCAGCCATAGCTACTCCCTTGTGCCACTTTCCATCAGCTCCTTTCCGGTACCCTGCACTCTTGACCGCGGACCATCCTGCGATCATCGCTCTCTGATCGTCTCCGGGCTTCTTCCACGTCGAGTTGAACGCCCGCATGAAGATGCCTTGAGCCGCTACAGGCAGAGCGTTCTTTACTCCCTGCGGAAGTTCCGCGGTGGACGAGTAGGGCACTTGTTACCAGGGCCTCCCGCCCTTGCCCTTCTTGGTCTTCTTCATCGAGAGCCCTCTGAAGTTGGCGTCCGTGGACGCTGTCGATTCGGACCAACCCTGTTCGGGGTTGAGTTAGCTGTCGTACGTCCTGTTCGTGGTGCTCCCGGTGCTGTAGGTGCTGCCTGCTCTGGCACTCCGCCCATGCCCGGGATCTTAAGGACCGGACTCTCCACTGGAGTATCACCACGATCAGGAAGCTTGGCAAACCGCCGCAGATGTGTCTCCAGATCCGTGTCTGGGAAGATCATCCCAACCTGCGCCAGTCGCGTGATGTAACCTGCCAGCTCGTTCAGTGAAGGACCGCCCACGGGCGAATGGGTGATTAAAGGCAATCGCGCCATTCGCTCCTTGGGCGTACCGTTCAGCCAGAACAGCTTCGGGACAGCATACCTATTGAGGACCTCTGCCATGCTGTTCACGAACCCCGTGAGGGACAGCTGGAAGAGATCCTGCTGAGAATCGGAGAGGGAGTAGGACCCTGTATTCTCCATTCCCACCATAACGAACATCGCGAGAGTACTCATCGCGATCCGACTGTCTAGTCGGTTGATGATCTCGTCGGTGTTGAACGCCTTCCCACCACTAGCCGTGACAAGTTCAAACTCCCATCCCGGCGGTAGGACAATCCCCATCTGTTCATCGTTCCGGACGTTCCGAACAAGACGCTCTGCACGACGGAGGTTCTCCTCCTGTCCTGGAGCCCATAGATCGACACCAACCGGAGGTTGGACTTTCGGGAGGCCCGCGAGATCACGCTCGACACCAATGCCCTCGATCTCTTCGATGTTCTTCTTGAACCACCAAGGGCGGTAAGCCCTACGCAGGATAGAGTGGCCCTCGGGGTTGTTCTTCACCACCGATGTGCGGAAGAGGACACACTTCTCGATCGGGAGGTAGGTCTCGATCAGCGTGGGCGGTGCTATCTGGTAGGCTCCATGGATGCCACCGGCGTCGTCGAACTCCCATCGATTGATGGTCTCTTGAGCCCGGAAGCCGAACTTGCGCCAGCCGATCTTTCCGTCGGTGTACCGAGCCGGTCCGTATGACAGCACCTCCTCGTTCTCTACGCGGTACTTGTACACGCATTCGAAGTAGGAGAACCCGTACGGCAGCATGGTCAGGATCTCAGTAATGAAGTCCGACCACGTGAAGGACATGTCGTTCATGCACTCTAGGAGGAACTGAGCATCCGCTTCAGCCTCCGTGGAGTCATCGAAGGGCTTCGTCCGCCACTCTACATTTCGGATGGCTGTCTCGATGGCAAAGAGAACCGCTCCCACGACGGGATCGTTCTCGGACATCTCCTTGTAGACGAGGAACCCCTTCTCGCCTTTGAGAGCGTTGAGGAACTCCTCCTGAACGGTACCACTCCAGCGGTTTAGGCCTGTGGTACCGTACTCCCCCGCTTTGGTCTTCCCCTCCTCACCCGTGTATGGAGATAGTCCCGCAGGGATGGCTGCGTGTCCGTTAGTCTCAGTTGGCACGTGGTGTCTCCAACATGGACTCGCCCAGCGGCACAACATCACGGACGTTCACTGCATCCGGATCCAGGACGCGTACCTCTCGCTTCTCGCGAAGGTGCCGCAGTGCGGCTTCAAGCTCGTCCTGTGCGCCATTTAGGTCAGTGGCATGTCCGGTACCATCGACCTTCCCCTTAATGTCGGTTGGCTTCCCTGCAATGAGGAGAGCCATCTTGCCAAGGACCTCTGTTGCCTTGACAAGGTCCTGCGTCGATGCAGTCTCCGCCCGCTTCTGGATCTCCTGATTCAGGACAGCGAGGGAGTACCACAGCTCAGAGGCGATGTTCTCGATAGCCTCGAGCTTCGCCTCAACGGTCTCCTCGACGCGCTTCATGAGTTCGTCCTTCCGCTCCTCCAATCGGATAGAGGGAAGAAGACGAACCGCATCTACCTCCAGTGGCCCTTCGTTGACAAGGATGTACGGCAGGTAGGCGCGGTGCTTGGCGATCGTCTCATAGGAGCACCGTGTCAGCTGCTGCGTCGCTGCGAACTCCAGAACCTGTCCTGGCTTGGCGTGCTTGATCAGCATCTCGTTGATTGCACGAAGGGCAGCATCCGGTGCGGCACAGATGGAACAGTAGCGCTGGTGCGCTCGAACCTGTGCCGGCGTAGGTCGGCGATCTGGTTCCATCTCCAAGTCGTGCGATGCCATCAGTTCACTCTCCATCGACTAGCACCGGACTCGCGCGAGGCCCAGGAGTCGATCATCTCCTCGGTGTTGCCCGACATGAGGATCCCTTCCATGACACGGTCGTCCCAGCGACTGACTTCTCGTACGACGGCACTGTCTCCCATCCCAAGAGCAGCTGCAGCTCCGGTTGGGTCGATTGCCATCTCGAGTCCGTCTACAAGGTCCTTAGTCGCACCGAGTGGGAACGCGCGAAGTTCGGCTTCGAAGTCATCATCCCGGAGGCGCGGGATGTGATGTATCTGTCCGTTCTCGTACATCTGCGCAACTGGCAGCTTACGGGTGAACTTGTCCTTCTCCGGCGTCACGGGTGCCGCTACGATGGATGTGCCAGAGATGACCTCCTGAACGAAGGCGCTCTGGAACTGGACTGCCTCAATCCGTACTATGTGTGGCCGTCCGGAAGCCATCCAGTGTGCTTTCAGCCATTCCTTGTGCCCGTGGGTCAGATGATCCCTAGCCCAGTAGTAAACGAAGTACCGCCTGTCCGCAGTCATGGCGATTGCCACATAGCTGGTATAGGCGTTCCGCTCTTTGTCAGAGCTGGCCAAGTCCATCCCCGCGGCAGTGAAGATGACCTCGTCCCAAGGTACTTCCTGGTAGAAGCCCTCTCGCAGGAAGTACTGCTCCAGGAAGAGCGTGCCTTGGAAGCCCTTCGTGTCGCAAAGGTAGGTGAGCTTGTACAGCGGTGTGCCTTTGGTCTTCTTGATCCCCGCCAGGACCTGGTGATCGTAGCGTTCCGGCCAGAGAGGATCACCCTGCTTGATGCCGTACTCCTCGCCGAACTCGGCTTCCAGCTCCTCACTCACCACTGCAGGGAAGACCAAGACCCGGAAAGGAGGTTCCATCTCACCGTCTAGGATCATCTGGGAGAGGTCAATGCCCGACCAACGGGTCATGATGCTGACCACTTTCCCCGTAGGTCCCATACGATCCAGGAAGACACCCTTGAACCAGTTGCGCTGACCCTCCATTACCGCCTCGGACATGGCCTCGTCCTGGTCGGTTGGGTCGTCCACCACGCCGATCTTGGGGTGCTTCCCCTGGATGGGCCCCATAGTCCC